TCTTGTGGAAAAACACTTTCTCCAAGCGAAACATGTAATATATGTAATGCCGATGTACAAGTAGGTTTTCAAGAATCTCAAAATATGTCAAGATCGAATATTTATGGATTTAATAGAACATTTATTGGACCATACAGCGATTCTGCTACAAGATCTGGTAAAAGACTTTCAGAATTACAGACATGGGTTACAGCTGATCCAAAAGAAATGGAATTAAAAGCAGTTGGTGAAATAATTGAACTGTCATTAAATGCACTTGGTTTTTCTGAATTAGATATTGTCAGACAATCTGCGATTAATATGTATTTCAATATACTGAAATATTACTCTTCTGGAAACGTACTTAAAATAAATGTAAATAAAGGAGAGCTTAAGAGAGGTTATATAATTCTATGTGTATATTATTCGTTGATATATAATAAAAAACAAGTATCATTAGAAAAGGTTATTCGTTCTATTAGAGACTCTAGAGCTTCGTTTGTACCACCTGCAAGAGACAATATTCTCAAAATTTTTGAAAATGCACTTGGTTATGAATTCCTGTTTGTTTCAAATGAAGGAAATAATATTACAAGTTTATGTAATTTAGTTTCATTGTTACCTTCTGAAATTGTTAGAAAAATCAATAAAGTGAAAAATGATCTCATAAAAAGTAAATTATTTCCAGAACAACTAAATGCCGTGCAGATAGCTGCATGTATTTATTATGTCTGTAACGATCTTCAACCAAAGCGTTTAGAAATAATTCTTCCAGAAACTGGATTACCTACAAAAATCACGCAAGCATTTTTATCAAGTAAGTGTGGCTCTTTCTCACCAGCCACACTTACAAAACAAATTAATATTATTAAAAGTATTTACTCTTAAATCAGTTATTTCTTATCAGGTGGAGTATTTTTAATAACTGGATCGATGTACTTTTCTGACATAAAATATCCAAATTTAACGTCAACTGAAAATTTATCTTCACCGTTTTCAAGTTTTCGTTTATATTCCATCATCTTTTTAAAAATCTCGTCATTGTATTCACCGGCTAGAATCAGCTCGTACAGAGCTTTATTGAAGTCTCTAAGTCCTTTAAATTCAGAAAGTGCGTCAATATATTCCTTTGACCTATTTTCTTTTTTTAACTTTAAAAGATCGGATACAACTTGTTCAATTTCGTCTGCGTTCATTTATCTTATTGATAACCAATACTTTAAATTCATTTGCGTAGTTTTAAAAGTAAAAAAATTATTGCAAAAATGACAATTGCGGCTAATATTAAATAAAGTACTCTATTACTGTGATGTTTCTTTTTTGCTCCAAAGAATTCCTTTGATTTAATACTTTCTTTAAGATAATCTCTTGGACCAACTTCTATATGTGGAACTGCCTTGCTATGCGTAATAGGCTGGCGAATTCTATTAACTTGTTCTGGTGGACCAGTGCGTCCAGGTGGATGATTATCATTTTCCATATCTCTGTCCATGAAGTCTTTTTTAATTTGATCAAAAACAGAAATTCCTTTGTAATAATCAGATAAATCTAACTGTTTTTGAAACGTCCTTTCTAATTGAGCATCTGATTTTACATCATCAACGCAAGTAGTTAAATAATCTGTCATTATGTCATCTTTGCATCCATAATATGAAGCAAGCTCGTCCGGTTTAAGTTGTTTATTATAGAGCTGAGCTGATATATTTGTAATTTCCATTTTATAAATAACTATATTTTTTTTAAGCAAAAAATACAATTTAAATCTATAATTTTACAAATCGTTTAAATACCCAAAATGAAATACTTATTATTTTTATAATATAATCCCCTATAACCTAGTTATAATGGAATTATCTTCTGAAATAATAGACGATCTATGGAACGATTTACAAGAATATCAAATGAGTGAGAATCCTAGTAACAAAGATATCCAAAAAAATAACCAATACTGTCTGAACAAAAACTGCAAGAATTTGAGCGACTATTTTGTTGAAATGAAAGACGGAGATATAACCTGTTCCAAATGTGGAACTGTTCAAGAAAGCTGTATTATTTCTGACAATCCTGAATGGAATAATTACGTAGAAGACGGAGTTATGAATTCAGGAGGAATTAGATGTGGAAACGTTATAGATCCAACGAATCCATATGATACCGGTGGGGGGTTCATACCAAAATATATGTGGTCAGCACATTACGATTCAGAAGGTGTTAAAAGATACACAAACTTATCAAAGATTGCTATACGTGTAAGTTACACAAGCAAGCAGCGTGCATTTGACGAAGGAAAATATTCGTTTGAGAGAATTCAGTCTATACTGAGTCTTAGTGATAACGTTTTTAATACATCGAAATTGTTCTGGGGGATTATTCTCAAGACAAATATACTAAAACGCGGAGGTAACCGTAGAGGAATGAAAGCATGTTGTATATTTTATGCTTGTATCTGTGAAAAACAACAAAGAAATCGTGAAGACATCGCCGCAGCCTTTGATATAGACCATTCTATGGATTTTACAAAAGGTGAAAAGATATTTAGAGAAATCTTTGAAAAGGATTCTAATTATTCATGGATTCTTTATAAAAACTGCGATAACGAATCGATGTATAATAGATATGTCTCACAACTTGAACTTCCATTCAAAGTTACGAAAATAATGAATATGATAAAAAACCATATTCGAGAACATTTACTGGGTATTGCCGCGAAGTCTGAGATCGCTGGTCTATTGTTTTATACCTGTAAGGAGGTACTTGGACTTAAACACCCAAATAAATCAGAGATTGCTAAGTGTATAGGTATATGTAATCCAACGCTGAACAAAGTTATTGAAATAGTTAAATATTTTTATTCCCAAAATGATTTGTTAAAAAATAAATTATTTCTTGTTAATTAATTAATTAATTCTTGTTAAATTAAAATAATTTATTATATTAATAATGAAGAAAAACGTTAAAATTGGGCTAGCCGTAGGAGCAGCTGTAATTGTACTTGCATGTGTTCTGTTAATTCCATTCAAGACAATTAATGTTGATATAGTGAAAACATTTGGAGGAGATACCGCAACTCCCAGTGGAACCAAACTCTTAACATATTCTGCACAATGCGCCGGTGATACTTCAAAATGTCCATTCCCTGAGTCTACAACTGATACATTTGATTTGGTTTCTGATAGCGGTGTTAAATTATCAAATGTAAAATTAAATGTTACTAGATTACTTACTGAGATGATTAATATTGTAAACGCAGGAAATACTGCAACTACGTTCCCAGTAAAAACCAACTTACTGCACACAATGTACATTGTTTAAATAATTTTATGAGTAATTAAAATAATTTATTATATCAACAATGAAGAAAAACGTTAAAATTGGATTAGCCGTAGGAGCCGTAGTAGTAATAATTGCATGTATTCTTTTAATTCCGTTCAGTACATTTAATGTTGATTTATTTAATACGTTCGGAGACCGTATTAATTTGTCTAAGTTAATTGACTATGTAAATATCAATTCAAAAAAATATAATACAGTTGGTAAAATTATAGATTATCTCAAATTAAATAGTATTTCATCATCTAACAGTATAAAATTTTGCCTTTATAATATATGTGCAATTGGTGCTGGAATTCAAGGATGTAGTGGGTATACAATAACAAATTCTACAACCGATACATTTGATTTAATGTCTGGTTCTAAAAAAGTAAGTGCAAAATTAAACATTAAAAAGTTATGGGAGGCAATGTCTAATATCCCTAATGGAGGGAATTGGCTCCCGGTAAAAACAAATTTACTGCACACAATATTTTTAATTTAAATGTAAAGCTTGTCGGTATTGCTAGTTTCAACCTTAAGTTCTCCATTAGCAAAATTTGCAAATAGCTTACTTTTTTCAATAATGTTGTCGAAAAGATATTTAACAAAAAACTTTTCGAGAATGTTAATAGTTATGGGAATATCACTAACGCGGTCCCAAAATTTATCAAATTGAACTACATAGTCTGGAAAAAAATTAGAAAACATTTGCTGAACTTGTTCACGAGTTGCATATGTAAATTTAACGAAATAATTGATTCTACGCGTAACTGCGTGTTCAATATTATCAAGATTGTTTGTTGTCATAAAAATCATACTATTTTCAGGTGTAATAATACCATCTAAATTGTTAATAAATCCGCTAAAGGTGAGTTCATTTCCGTTGCTTTTTCTACTTTTTTCCAAAAAAAGACTATCAATGTCTTCTAAACAAAGCAAGCTATTCTTCGGAACATTTTTAATACATCTTTTAAGATCATAGTCACTCATATCAGATTGAATTGTTAAATATGCTATATTCTTTTTAAAATAACTAGCAAGACTCTTTATAAATGTAGTTTTTCCACATCCAGGTGGTCCATAAAACATATATATTCTTGAATGATTAACTCCTAGATCAGAATATCTCTGTATTGTTTTTGGATCATTAAAAAGTGAAATGTCTTTAATAATTTCATCTTTAACTTTAACTGGAAGATATGTAGTTTCCATTGTTCTAATTTTTAGTTCACTGTCCTTTCGCCACCTACAACAACTTGAAGTATAGATATTTATAGTACCTTCCTGAAAAGAATGAAGGTTCTTTTCAATATACTCATACGCTTCAGAAATAAACTTTTTAATTACATTCATGGATTCGTGTTCAATATGAAGTTCAGAGTATTTATAAAAAAAATCATATTCTGTTTTATATACAGAGTCATTTTCTATAATTGTAAATGAGATATCAAGATAAAAAAACTCCTTTTGATATATCTGAAATAATGGTTCATTGGATTCAATTGATTGTAATGAACGTGTTAAAGTATCTGGGAGTTTATAATTAAGATATTCCAGAACATGATTAAACACCTGATTCGATTTATTAATAATTACCTTCATTTGATAGATTAAGGTTTGTATTTTTAAGTAAAATTAAAATAAACTGCAGGAATATAAAATGCCCAAAAAACTTTTTTCTTTTGGACAACTTTCTCCGAAAAAAATCGCTATTCTAGGAGGCGTTGTTATACTTATAATTGTAGTACTTGTTTTTGTATTTAAAAATAATGGTTCTGGTTCATCTGGTATTAAAAATAACTTAACTACTTTAACAAATTGGTCAAATACTTATAAAGGTACTGATACAAAAAGCACTGTAAGTGATGCTTCTAAATTTCTACAGTTAAAATATGGCACAAACGCAGGAAAATATCTTGTTTTAAGTACCACTCAAGGGTATTCCGGTACTTTATTTCTTAAGGATGATATTAAAACGACAACCGCCCCTGAAAAAATACCATCAACAGTTCCTTTTGCTGATATTGTTGAATTTCAAGAGTTTGGTGCGAGTGGACAGTCCACTGGTAACGCAGTTTATATGGGACTAACACCTCCCACTACTAATACCGGAGCAGGTTATAGAAATATAGATTTAAGAAAAATAAGTGATCAAATAGTTACAGCTGGTAGTGGTATGATTCAATTAATTCATACTCAATTTCAGAAAGATTCCTCCGGTGACATATATAGTTGTATCAATGTTACTGGGAAATATTTTGTTGTTATTGGAGATATATGTTCTAATCCTGTATCAGTAATTTTTGGCGGAGTAGATGGCCCCGATATAGGTAATATGGTTACTTATATTAAAATGATAGAATTAAATGACGGTAGAATGTTATTAGCGACACGTGAAAAGAAGTTATTTATTTCACCTAGTATGGGAAATACAAATTCCGCTCAAATCACAGAAGCCCTTGCACCTCCACAATCTAGATATATTGTTACTGATTTTACACAACTAAAAGATGGTACAGTAGTGGTACTTTTAGAATCAGGTGATGTATTTGTAAAAAGTGCAGCTGATTTAACAAATAACGGTATAAATTGGACAAGAATAACAGCATTTGATAATATGCCCGTAGTAGCACGTCAAATAGTGGAACTATCGGACAATACCATTGTAGCAGTAGGTTCCGATGGTTATTTACATTTTTTATCATAAAGGTTAAAAAAATAAAATAAATGTATATACTATAACCATGAAAAAAAATCCACTTTATTTTTTGCGTAAATACCTCCCCTCCGTGAGTAGAGGTGAAAAAATAATTATCATGAGTGTATTAAATCGAGTAAATAAACCAGTTAGGATAATGTATTATATGAGTTTTACTGACCATATTGACGGACAATATATACCAAATGGAGTAGCTTTAATGCGTCAAAATTTTAGTATTCCTGAGCTAAACTCAAAAAATGACCCAGTTTTAAATAAAGTAAGTTTGGATAAACAAAAATATAGCCTTATAACAAATGCTGGATATATTAGTAGACTGGTTCCTTATTATAAAACAACACTTACAATGAG